CCGTAATGGATGGCATCGCACGCGTGCAGCACGCCCTCTCAGGGGGCGGGCTTTGGTCAAAGGCGGTCCTGGGTGAAGAGGATCACATAGTCGCGCTGACTGCCGTCAAGCCCAAACGGGTTAAACGCACAATCAGACGCGTTATCACTTTCGATGAAGACGGTAATGAAATATCAACCAAAGTTAGACCGCCTAAAACGAATGCAAAGAAAAATGAGAGAACAAACAGGAACCAACTCCCCGTGGGGGGGGTCGTTCAACCCGAAATCGCTGTAGTCACTTTCCGACCTGACGGGAGTGTCACTTACAAGGCTCAGGATGGAACAACTGATACCACTGACAAAATCAAGCTGGCGGAGGAACGCTTCGGTCAGAAGGTTCGAGCTAAGAAGTTTTGTCGTAGACCCACCCCATGTGCTCCAGAGTTGTGTTGGTTGAGGACCGCAACAAAGTCCTTCAGGTCCAAACTCTTGGAAGAGCAAGGTGATTCAGGGTTCAGATCGCTTCTTAACCTGATGTTAAGTCCCTACACGAGTGCTCTGACCACTGTGGGCTTTACGACGGATGGTATCTATTGCCACACTGTAAACGGTTCAGACGACGCTTTGAGTTTCTTGGAACTAAGAGCCGATTCAATAATCGGGATCGGCACCTCTCATAGGGCAGATAATTTAATTGAAGGTTTAGCCGAACCGGTGTCAGTTCTCGATGCGGTGACTACTCCCCTTTTGAATCAACTGTCTAATGTCATTGAAGCAAATCGCCCAGTCCAAGCCCTCGAAAATCTGCCCGTAATAGGCCCCGAACAGCCCTTTCTCCCTGCTCCATTGATCCCCGTCGGTGAAATCGACTGGTCTCAGATCATCCATCATTTTCCTTGGCCTCTTCAGGACGCTTTTGGCATGATAGTCGATTATGGCACCTCGGTTGCTAGTATTCTCGCGAGTGTCATATCTGATACGGCAACTGTGGCGCCTTTCGTCATGCCTGCTTTGAGGATCTATGCCTATTATACGCAGAATTTTAATCAACCGCACAATTGTGCGAGGGCGTGGAATCGGTCCGAGTCTTTTAAACCGCTCCCAAAGTTGGCTGATAGCGTAATGCACCCCTTAAGTGCCCTGAGGCCTTATGCTAATTTGACGAATCTGAATCAACGTACAGCTATTGATCCGAACGTCTTTGCGGCGAAGAATGCGTTACGCGCTTTCAATGATGAAGATGCTGGGCAAAGGGCTGTTTTGACGGTCGCGACCGCTCAGGCAATGGAAATCGCTGACTCGAATCGCAAAGTTTTTATCGAGGTGCCCACCGACGTGTCCGAGATCACTTTAGGATTGCTTTCCCGAAGGTTCCCAGAGTTCAATTTCCGAATGGTTTCTAAGCGACACACTCATGGCGTCGCCCAACTTGTTAGGCACGCTTTTATGATGTTGTCTAATCATGAAATTCACCGGAGGGATCCGAACGCGAGGATACGCATGGTTGGGGCGACACCAGCGCAGGTGGCCAGGTATGGCAATGTGATACACAGCGACAGCCCGAATCTGACTGGTCGCGACGAATTCAGATACAATGTGGAGTCGTCTCTTCAAGATCGGACTCATTTTGCAAGGGTGGGTCATGACTGCAAGTATCAGGATTGCAAACATGGGACGCCTGGTGCCGTCGCCGTCTTGCCTTTCAGCGCTGCGGATATCGGTTTGAGTACTTTGGCCATGTCGATGATAAGGCAAGGGGTCCAACGCTCTTACGTGATGATAAATATTCCCGTTCCAATGCTCGATACTCGCGTCAGAACGTATCGTGACGATTGGTCAGGTTTACATTATGAAAGACGCGATGATAGGCTCTGTATGTATTTCACGGGTGGCGCCGCCGCTGGTTATACAAACGATTTCGACAAGGTCATGTCTTTTTGTCGACCCCCCCCGAACATCGCTGGCTTTCATACCCATGTCGAAGAGATTAGACGATTTGGCACGCAATATTTACTCGAAGTTCGCGTGTCACCTGGGCCACAAGAGGTTGTGCCCACTATGTGGCAGGTGACCGATGAGCCGTTCTATGTCCTGCCGATCTTGCAACCCAAGTGGCGCAAGAGTGAAAGGACCCATTTCATCGTACCGCGAAGGCGTTTTGAAGCCTGTGTTGAGTTTGTCTCGACTCTGGCTCTTGAGGATGCCCCGCAGAAAACAATATACGATCGAATGGCCAACAAAGTTCGCGGCCAACAGTCTGAAGTGAAGCTTGGGAATCAGGTTTTGGAACCTCGTTGGGAAATGAATCCCGTGGAATTTAACTCAGTCGTGGGACACGCTTTCTTAGCTGCTAAATTTAGGAAACGAGATCTTGACTGTTGCGTTCCTCGTGTGGAGTGGCACATGCTTGCACAGTATGTTAGGAGGTCTACCTTTTTTTCTATGCGCGCCTTTGTTTATCTCCACGATCTGTTTACATTGCAGTTAACGAAAAAGGGTGAACCTCTTGATGATACGGGTTGGGAGAGATTTCTCAACTTCATATTCGCTTCAAACCTAGATGATTCTCAGCCGACAGATTATTACGAGTTGGCTGGTGAGTATCGGGTGGTCAATGAGATTAGCGAGGTCATGGCCCCTTCCTTTCTTGGAGACCTTGAGGTCATCTCGCGCTGGTTCTACAGATGTGGTAAACGTGTCGTGAATTCGGGCCCGCGGCTCAACGTCATTGAACATTTGCGTGCTCTGAGTATCAGTGATAATGAAAAACTCCTTTATGGGTTGCGTCATTACCCTGGTAGGAGAGCCTATGTCGAGGATGGGGAGGCCGACCCTCCTTTTGTCCAACGGGTCTCACAACGCCTTCCACTCTCCGCTTATGACCTTGGTGAACCTCATGAACAAACTGCCCCTTTACCCAATTTGCGCAGACTTTTCCTATGCAGGATGGTTAGTACTAATGGGAAAAAGGACAGTTGGTTCGAAATCTCCGACTGTGACATCCCGCGAACGGCGGAAATCAGTGTGCTTGATCTCAAGAGAGCTTTCCTCTTACGGAAAACGAAGAATTCAGACGAAGTCGTTTCGTCAGAACCACTTCCACCTCCCGAGGATCCAGCAATTGAAGATGACGCAACATCTGATATTGATTCTTTGTACGCCCCGCCACCGCCAATCCGAGTTGTTCCAAAACTTCCAGAATTTAAGGGCCACCCGCAGGATACCGTGGACGTTTCCGGTTCAATCTTTGCCAGCAAGGGCTTGTCTTTCAAACTTGTTTCTGCTGCCAATTCAGACATTTCGGATTTTACTGAGAGTATTGATTCGGAGGATCGTTTTAGGGTTTCGTTGGGTTTGCCGCCTAGTGATGAGCCTTTGACGACTTCCCAACGACTTTTTAGTCCAAAGAATCGCGACATCCGCCCTGACTTGAAGGATACCATCTTTCCGCCATTGAGAGGGCCCAACGGCGAACAACTTTCAGGCCTTGAAATCGGAGATGTCCGTGACGACTTCTATACTGAGGCTAAAGTGATTTTCGATGCTCCCTTGACTTTTCCTTCCGATCCAGAAGTCGTTCGTTCGAAATCCGACATCGTCTTTTGGGATAGTGTCGAGCACGACAATCCACTGGACGTTCTTTCGAGGGACAGTTGCTTCGCTCCCGATAAGGGTCTTTTGACCATAATTGAAGAAGCGTGTCATATAGAACGACCCGAAATTACTGATCGGCAAGTAATTGATCAACTGTATAAGACTAGAATCGATTGTCAGAGGAAACTTAATCAGAAGCCTGATGACGCCATGTCCAAGGTTGAATCGAACTTTTACAATGTAGTTTGTTCTGGTCCCAGGTTGCAGCCGAGGCAGGCAAATCTGCTCCTGGATGGGGTCGCCTCTTCTGCCAAGTCGACCGTCATCAGGATGTTACTCACTGGTTTGAAACGATCCCTTGTCGTGGTGCCGAGTAGGAAATTGGCTCGAGATTGGCGCGATGCGCCAGGACGCCGTTATGATGTCGTTACCCAACACGCGGTCGGTAGTTTTATGCGACATGGTTATGGTTTTCTTGTCCTTGATGAGGTTTTTGCCATGGAGCGAACAGTCGTCTATGGATGGTTACTCCTGGCGAGACGTGTCAATGCCAAGGTAATTCTTCTCGGCGAGCACAATCAAGCCTACAAACAAGGTGAGCTCCTTACTCCAGATGACGTCTTAATGATCACAGGTTTTTCGGTGTACATGCCCGTCGCTCATACTTTGCCCTGGGACTCGTTAACTATAATCAAGGATCTTCTCGCAGGCGATTTTCTGATTGATATGGCTCAAACCACTTGTTCGCGTGAAAGATCTATCAACATCTTGTCACCCAAATTGGCCCCGGATTATGAAATAGGTCATAACTGTCTCGCAATGGTCGCTAGAGTATCTGATGTCCCCAGACCAATGTTGGCCCAACGCAGATCAGAATCCGTGTCTATTTCTCAGGCGCAGGGGTCCAGAGCGCGCAGCGTTTTGTTCGAACCTAGTGCCTCATATAGCGCGACGAATTGGTTATTGAACAATCGAAATCAATTGTACGTTGCGATTAGCAGGCATACTGAACGTCTGGACGTAATCATGGAGATTTCAAACGTGAACACGATTTTCAAAAAGGTACAACCCCTAACCCGCGTGGGTTTTCGCAACAGACGCGAAAATAGACCTTTTAGATCTGATACCGTGATCCATGATGCGCATCAAAGCGGTTATATTGACGGTCCAGCTATGCGAATTGAAGATGTCAATGTCATTAATGAGCGTCTTGTTGCAGTTGGGACTGTTGAGGACCCTTGGTCCCCTGATAATCCGATTCTTTGTCATGCAAACTTGGAAGAGGTACAGGAATTCGTTTCTGCGCATAGTCAACATGACGCAATTTTCGATCATGATCATGCGTTGGATTTGAGGATCGCGCGTAAGGGCACTCTGCACTCAATAGGCAATTTTGAGTTGGTAACAAAGGACATCTCACGCACCCAGATTGAAGGCGCCAGTAAGTTGGCGGTCCATCAGCTCGGAAATTGCACGATGGAAGATTTGAGGAACGTTGCGTTGAGACAGACAGATGTTCAACGACCTGCGGTCAGTCTTGCCACAGCTCAGCGGGAAGCAAAGTTCTTGTTTAGGGAATTCAAGAAACAGCTTTTCGCCGACGATTATGTCACGCACCCAAATTACGTTGATGCGGATGCCTGGTTGGACTCACGTTCCTCGGCTTATCTGCATAAGCTGATGAACTGCACGGACGCCTACGGCGAAGCTGGCCACACGTTCTCACATAATGCCTTCTTGAAGACTCAAGATAAAGTCAAACCCGAACCGGGTTTTTCTGCCACTTTGACCCATGGTCAGACTGTCATAGCGTCTTCTGAAACATACAATGCCAGGATGGGCCCGTCTGCCAAAAATTTCGCGGCCAGACTTCAAGATCGCCTCGTCCCAAATGTCATCATGGACGTTGGGTACTCCGATAGGGAGTTGGGCCGTATCCTACGTGAGCGTGGTTACTGCAGACTCCTCCTTGAAGATAACGTGCAGGTTGACATAACAAGGCAAGATAGTAGTCATACTCTGGTGACTTTGTGTGTCATGCTGCTCTTAATGGAGGAAACCGGTATTGAGAAATGGCTCGTTGAAGAGTATGCCGAAAGACGCTCGAATTACAAGTTCCAGAGTATGGCCCCAAATTTGTATAAGGGGCATCTTTGCTATAATCTGCCGTCCGGCGACCCATTTACGCTGATCGCGAACATTATTCATCAGGCCACTGTCTTAGTTGAGAGATTTGATCTCGGCTGCGCAAGGCGTGGTCGAGTTCTCTTGATAAAGGGAGACGATGGCACAGCTTCTGGAGAGATGTTCCGTATGCGGCAGGGAATCGTTATTCCAAGTTGCAGGCAGGTAAAACTCAAGATCGCTACTGATTTGCCGCCGTATCACGCTGGTCGACTTATTCTTGAGGACGACGTGGCGTATGATATGGTTCGTTTATTCTTGAAACATTTCGCGCGAAATGACAATCCAGATGTCTCAAATGATGAACTTTACATGGCTTTGATCGATCGAATGCCGAGCATCTCTGAGGCTAGACGAAGGTATATCGTCCCAGCTTTGCAGAGAATTTACACGGATTTTCAGTATAGTGAAATTGATATGATGGTGCGTGTGATGTCCAAGGCATCTCGCGATCGCAGTTTCTTCGAATCCACTTACGCTCAACATACTAAGCTTTTGAAGAACCGATATTTGGATTTTGAGGTTGATTGTGCGAGGAAATTAGCAGAACACCTACATATCCGTGCTGATCTGGGTGTTTTGGTTGAAGCTGGCAGAGCTGACGTCGCAAATTTCTTCAGGCGTCATACTAGGTTGAAAGTATACGAGCACAAGGGCAAGTATAGGCCGGACGTTCGCGTTATGCGCAAAGGAATACATGTTACGGATCGGCATATATTCCTCATTTATTAGGTCCTACCAGATTAATACATATGTGATGACGGAGTTATCCACTTTGAGAAGGGATTTCCGCAGCATACTTGGGAATAGTCGATTTAAGACTTTTATCTTCGAGATTACTCTCGAAGCTTCAAAAGAGATAGACGACGAGTATTTTTCTGTAACTTCAAAGAGTGAATTCATTTTACTTTGGTTTCCCGAATTGCTACCGAACGATCCAGAGCTTTCCGACTCGACTCGTGCCTATTATTTCGATTTGAACTACGAAATAAACGCTGAGTTTCGTCAGAAGGTGATCTTTACTATCGTGACGTTTCAATGGCGCACCCAATCCAAAGAGCTTTTGGAATGCCAGTGCTTTCTTCAAACGACACAATCCGATCCCAAACAATCAGGGATGAAGGTCAGGTGGTCATCCTTAGGGGTGATTACTCGACCGTCAAACTTGTGAGGGTTAAGATCTCGATCATGCAGGTTCGGCGAGTTTCTCTTGTAACAGGGCATTTAACCTCTGTGGGTTATGTCCGCTTCGGAGTCATTCCAAATTTCCGGGCTCAGTTTACTACTGAGCAGGAAAAAGAGGAATTGACCGGTGTGTTCGAAATGTTACCTGGCTTCGAGGAGATTCGGCAAGAGTCAGTGGTTTACGAGGGTGATGATCTATCTCTTTTTGAGACAGATCTCGCCCAGTTACCATTGAAAGATGCTTCTCCTGTTGTCTTTTGCACACCTGTCGGCTTCGCCGGCAATAACAGTTCACTCGTCAGAATGCAAGTTCACATGTCTTTTGAGTGCTCAGGTCCCCGCTAGGTGTTACGGGTTTTATTACTTTTTGCCAATTTGACATTCTTTTAGTTTACTAGCGTTCTTTACAACTCGGGACCATAGGCTCAATCTCTTCTGAGATAGTAGACCCCGG